TTAATTTTGCTAACGGATCAGAATTAACTTATGGAGCTCATAATAGTTTATATTCTGAAATCTATTGGTTTTATGCAAGTTCAACTTCTAACTATGTTAATAAACTAGTTACATATAATTATGCGGAACAGACTTGGACAACTAGTTCTTTAGCAAGAACTTCGTACATTGATTCACACGTATTTGATGATCCAATGGCTACTCAATTTAATACAAACACAGCTCCAACTACACCAACAATTCAAGGTGTATCAAATGGAATGTCTAGAGTATTCAATCACGAAATAGGAACAAATGAAGTATTAGCAGATGGAACTATAAATGCTATTCCAGCTTATATTACATCAGGAGATTTTGATTTAGATGCAGATGGAGATGGACAATACTTTATTAAAGTAAGAAGATTTATACCTGACTTTAAATATTTAAATGGTAATGCAAAGATAACTATATTATTAAGAAGATATCCTGCAGATACTCAAACAAGTTCTACGTTAGGGCCATTTACTATTAATTCATCAACAGATAAAATAGATACTAGAGCTAGAAGTAGATTAGCAGCTTTAAAAGTAGAGAATGATGCTATTAATGAAAGCTGGAGATTTGGTCAGTTTAGATTTGATATACAACCAGATGGTAGAAGATAATGGCTAAAGTAAATGTATTCTTACCTGAACCACCGCAGGAATTTACTCCTGATGCTTTTAGACAAATTAACTTAGCTTTAGAAAGTTTACAAAATCAATTAAATACAAATTATCAAAAAGAAAAAACAGAACAGTCTGAAAGATTTTCTTGGTTTAATGGGAGAAATTAATGTCTTGTAATAATGTTAATGCAGAACCAGTGGTTATTGGTGGTGGAGATGGATCCACAGCTTATGATGCATTTGGTAGATTAAGAGTTTCAAATCCTTTAACTATATTTGATTCTAAAAATGTAATGTCAAAGAATACACTCTTTGATGAAGCATTAACTGGATCAGGTGGAGTTACTTATACAGCTAATAAATCTACAGTTAATTTAAATGTAACAGAAGTATTAGGTGATAAAGTTATAAGACAATCAAAAAGAGTAATGTCTTATCAACCAGGTAAATCATTATTAAATTTAAATACCTTTGTTATGAATACATTGACAGCTAATCTTAAACAAAAGATTGGTATGTTTGATGCTAATAATGGAATATTCTTTTATGCTGATGGTACTACACTTAAAATAGTTAGACGTACTTATGTAACAGGTTCACCAGCAGATACTGAAATATCACAATCATCTTGGAATGGAGATAAGTTAAATGGCACAGGTGCATCTGGTTATACCCTAGACCCAACCAAAGCCACAATCTTATTTATGGATTTTGAATGGTTAGGTATGGGAGCTGTGAGAGTTGGTTTTATAATTGATGGTAAATTTATTGTTGCTCATACATTTAAAAATGCAAATGATTTATCTACCGTTTACATGCAAACTGCAAACTTACCTATAAGATATGAAATTGAAACAGCTGCAACATTAGCTGCAGGTACATATACATTACAACAAGTTTGTTCTACTACTCTCATTGAAGGAGGATATCAACCAGAAGGAATTTTACAATCTGTGGCAACAGCTTCATTAAGTGGAGTTACTTTAACAACAGCTGGTACATTTTATAATATAGCAACGATAAAAATTAAATCAGGAAGACCTTATGCTGTTATTGTACCTAATGGATTTATTGCATCTGCTGTATCTAATTCTGATTTTGAAGTACAGTTAAGACAAAATGCAACTCCTTCAACAGCGTTTTCATATACAAGTTATTCTGATAATATAGAATATGATTTAGATGGTACTAAAACTATTACTGGTGGTACTATTGTAGGTAGAACTTATTTATCAGGTAAAGGTGTTTCTATAGAAACATTTGGAGATGGTTTAAATTTTCAATATCAACTTGGACAAACAATAGCAGGTGTATCTGACACACTAACTTTATGTGCTAAAGGTGCATCTAATAATGATGGTGTTATTGGTTTAATTAAATGGTTTGATTTATAAGGCAAAACAGTTTATACATAACATAAAACATGGTATTATACAACTTAATAACGGATTAATCTATGGAAAATAAACAACTCGCACAAGGTATAGCTTCTTTAGGTCGATATGGTGATACGACATTGATGCACATGCGTCCTGATGAAGTACAACAACTCACAGCTATTTCAAGAGCAAACGGTGGGGACATTACTATTAACCCAGATACAGGGATGCCTGAAGCGTTTTTAGGAGACTTTTTTAAGGCCTTAGCTCCTGTTGCTGCTGGATTTGCTGCCAATGCTATAATGCCTGGGTCAGGTAGTGCTTTTGCAACGAACAATCCTTTTTTATACAAATATGCAATCCCCGCCGCTGCAGGCATAGGAGCTAAAGCTGTAGTAAACGGTGGTGATTTATCGGCTATGGATATTCTTTCTGGAGGTTTTGGTGGATATGGAGGAGCAGAACTAGGTACTTCTATTTCACAATTTGGGGCTGAAGCGGCTAAAACTCCTGTGACTGAACAAGGGCTAACAGGGATGAGTCCTGTAGATACGACTCAAGGTATTAACATGTCTACTGGAACACGAGTAGGAGGCGCTGATGTATTTACTCCTAAAACATATCCAGCAGGAACAGGCAGTAATCTTGGAAGTGGGGCACTTAGAACACAGGGTGGTGTAGGTATATCCCCATCTACTCCTAATCAAGTATATCAAGCAGGTCCTGATCGACTATATCAACCTAATATGAATCAAGTTAATTCTTTCACTTATACTGACGGGGTACAAGATAATATAAACATGGGTGGATATGACCCATTACAAGGACAAGGTAGTTCAGCATTATCTACTAGAGGGGGACAAGGCTTTAATGTTGATGCAATTTCTACAGCTCAAGATAATTTCAAAGAAGGGTTTAATTTCGGACAATCTATGATAGATTCTAAAGTAGGAAAAGGATTTCAAACTGTTGCTAAAGACCCAATGGGTTATTTAAAATATGCCGGTGACGGAAGTGCATTTATGGGCGGAGTTAAAACTGCATTACCCTTTGCAGGAGCTGGATTAGAAGCATATCAGAAAGGTATATACGAAGATATGCCAACATATGAAGCTTCAACGGCTGGACGATATGACCCAACAAGAACACTTAATCTAGGCATGGATACAGGATTACGCTTATTAGCACAAGGGGGTAAAGTTAGAAAGTTTCAGTTTGGAGGGTCAACATCAACAAGTCCATATCCAGTAGGTCATCCGTTTAATCCAGGCGGCGTAGCTCCTCCTCCAGAATACGGTATTGTAGACGTTGGTGGTAACTTTGTAAAAACTAGTGATAAGCCTGGTGAAGGCTTAATGTCTAAAACAGACTATTACGAAACTTATAAATTTAAAGAGCCTGGTTATACTGCAGAAGCAAATAAAGATCAAGGTGATGGTGGTGATTTCGAATCTAAAGCAGGATTACAAGGCGGTGCAGGCGGAATAAATCCAGCAGTTGCACTACAAGCTGCTCAAGGTTATGCAGACTCACAACAATCTAATTTAGATGAACAAGGTTTAGGCACATTAAAAACAGGTGGTAGTGTAAGACGCTTCCAAATGGGTGGCACAACTGCAGAACAAAATATGTATGGTCAACAAGATTTTAATCAACCTGCAGGACTTGGTTCATTAACTACAGCAGAACAAAACTTACCTGGAAGACAAGGTGTAGCTGGACGTACTGACTTACAAAATGCAACAACAGCAGAACAGAATATAGCTAGAGAACCTATACAAGAAGCTGGTACTGTAGTTAGTAGCCCAATGCAAAATAATGTAAATGCTCAGCCAGGAGACATGGGATCAAGACTTCCTATGGGACCAACAGATATGAATGCTAATGTAACTGAAAGTCTAGGTGAAGCACTACAATCTAACCCACAAGGATTTACTGTAATACCTAATCAATCTATACCTCCTACTTCAGGAGAAGCTCCAATGATGGCAATGGGAGGAAGAGTTAGATATGCTGAAGGTGGAATTGGTGCATTAACTCCAGATGATGGTAAAATGTTAAATGGAAATGGCGACGGCGTAAGTGATGAGATTCCAGCTATGATTGAAGGCGAACAAGAAGCTGCATTATCAGACGGTGAATTTATAGTACCAGCAAGAATCGTATCTGAATTAGGTAATGGTTCATCAGATGCTGGCGCACAAAAATTATATGCTATGATAGATAGAATACAGGCTGCTCGTAGTAAAACTATGGGCAATAATAAAGAATACGCAAAAGATACAAACGCAGAAAGGTATTTACCTGTTTAATGCAAGTTAAAAAGTTACTCGGTGAACGAGTATTTGGAAAAGCGTTTCATAAGTATTCGCTTTTAGGTGACAAAAAGTTTTTTGACCCCTTTGTTTTTCCAGTAGCTAAAGAGCTTAAGGATAACTTTGAAGAGGTTCAACAAGAGATAAAGGATATATTGAAGAGTTATGATAACTTGGTTGTGTTTCAAGATGTCTCACCAAACCAAGCATATATCCCAAAAGATGACGGCTGGAGAATGTTTTTCTTTAAAGCTATGGGAATTAGGTTCAAACGTAATGAAAGGTTTGCCCCTAAAATAACAGAAATACTGAGTAAATATAAAGACATACAATCAGCTTATATATCAGTATTAGGACCAAAAAGTTATTTAAACCCACACAAAGGTCCATGGTCAGGAATATTAAGAATGCATTTAGGTGCAGTAGTTCCAGGGAACAATGACTGTACATTGTTGGTAGAGCAAGAACCCTACCACTGGAAAGAAGGTGAGTTGGTGTTGTTTGATGATACCTTTGACCATATGGCAATAAATAATACAGATAGTCTAAGAGCCATATTGTTTTTAGATATTATGAGACCTCTACCACAACCTTGGAAGTTTTTTAATTGGATGTGTAGATGGATTTCATTATGCACTCCTTATATAGTTAGTGCTTATTTTAGGCATAAGAAGTGGGAAGAAAGGTTTTATAGATGCAAGTAACTTTTGTACCACACGAACATATCGAAATGATATGGCCTAAGATAGAAAGTTATATGAAAGGAGCAGCAGATTACACATTTGGTCGGTTTAAGGTAGATGATATAAAGAATGACCTTATTAAACACAAAGACCGACAGCAATTGTGGGTTGCATTTGAAGACCACGAAAATATTTATGGGGCGGTAGTAACAGAAGTATACCAATACCCACAAACCCGAGCATTAATTATGCATTTTACGGGCGGTAAGAATTTACCAAAATGGAAACAACCGATGTTAGAGATTTTACAGCAGTATGCAGGGGATAATCAGTGTACAATAATAGAATCTTATGGAAGACCAGGTTGGGAAAAAGTATTTAAATCAGATGGATATAAACAACGATTCATATTTTATGAATTACCTGTGGAGTAGGTTAACATGATTTCTTTATTAAAAGTTTTTAAAATTGTTTTTGGTCTAGACCAAGACTTCTTTACGTTCTATGGCGGAGGTAAAGGCGGTGGTGGCGGTGGCGGCGCACAAGAAACTAAGTCTGTTACGACTAACTTGCCTGAATACGCGCAGCCATTTTATGAAGAACTCTTAAAGCAATCTGGTAAACAGATTTATGAGACCGATGCTTCTGGTGCAGTTACTGGTGTTAAACAATATCAACCATATACAGGACAACGTGTAGCTCCATTCTCAGCAGAACAACAAGCCGTTCAAACAGAAGTTGCAGGTATGACTACGCCAGGTGCTTTTCAAACAGCATCAGGAACATTAGGTACAGTAGGATCTCAAGCAGGGACTGCGGCTCAACAAGGTTTAACTCAAGCATTAGCTTATCAGCCAGGTACAATCACTCCACAACAAGTACAAACGGGTCAATTTACTCAGCCAGGTGTAGTTCAAAGCTATATGGACCCTTATACTCAAGCGGTCGTTGATGTACAAAAACGTGAAGCACAAAGATTAGCAGACATTCAAAAAAATAGAGCCGCTATGGGATCTATTGGACGAGGCACTTTTGGTGGTGGCCGAGAAGCTTTAATGCAATCAGAACAAGATCGTGCAACACAAGATTTATTAAATAAGATACAAGCTGAAGGCGGTTCAAGAGCATTCCAACAGGCACAGCAAGCATTCCAAGCTGACCAAGCAAGACAACTACAAGCCGCGCAAGCTAACCAAGCAGCTCAGATGCAGGCAGCACAACTCGGCCAACAGGCCCAACAATTTGGTGCAGGGCTAGGTAAAGACGTAGGTCTAGCTGGATTAGCAACAGGATTAGAAACTGCGAAAGCAACAGGTCAATTAGGTGCTACAGAGCAAATGGCTAATCTTGAAAGATTAAAAGCACAAGCCGCGTCAGGTGCAGAGAAACAAGCGCTACAACAAGAGATTGATAACTTAGCTTACCAACAATACAAAGAACAA